ATAGCCGGTGCGGTCGGCCTGCATCACGATGCCGCCTTGCGTGCCAAAGAACATGTCGCCGCGCATGCGGATAAAGCAGGTTGCGTCCCAACCCATGAAACGACACCAGGCGCCGGTGGTGTTGTTCGCGCCAAGGCAGTAGCGCTGTCCCGGCTTGCCGCCCGGCATGGCGACGAAATAGCCGCCATATTCGTCCCACTTCTTGATCGTCCAAGGATTGGCGCGCTTGGTACTGTTCTCGACGTTCTCGCGCCATAGCGGCTTGATCATGCGCGTCAAGGTGGCGAGCTCCATCTGCCCGGCATCTTTCTGGATCGCCAGGCTGATCGGCACCATGCCATCGACGGTGAGAATGATCAGGTCGCCGCCAATCAACGTGTGAGCGTTCATGCCCATCGGCGGCGAGATCTGATAGCGCCCCTCCTGGCGCCAGGAATTGATGTTGGAGGGGTCCGAGCCGGTGAAGATCAGCAGTTCGCCCTGATCGGTGCAGAACACGCACTTGTCGTCGATACCGTCGCCAGCATCGATCGACCAGGTCGCGCCCCACAGCAGCTTGCCACCCTTGGTGGCGGCACCCGACAGCGGGATCAGCGCCAGCACGCCACCAACCGCGTTGAGCGGCAGGTACCAGGCGTTCATGCTGTCCTGCTGGATGAAAAACCAGCGGTTACGATATTTCCAGACGTAGACCAGCCCCTTGCCCTGCACCTGGCCGGGCAGCAGCGGCGTCGGCCAGGTTATCGCCGACGCGCCATCCGCCAGCGGCGCGCCGAGCGTGCCGGGCGGCGTGCAGACGACCCATCCCGCGCCGTTGTAGCGCAGCGGCGTGTCGCCGGCGTCGTTGAGCGCGAGCAGGTAGTCGCCGCTCGCGTTCGCCAGTTGCGAGGCGCAGTAATTGCCGCTCGCCTGGGTGTCCTTGATCATGAACGGCGTGGTCGACGTCACGTCATACAGCTTGGTCGCGTTGGCGGCGAATATATGCTGCACGTTGCCGCTCTGGTATTCGAACGCCGAGATGATCGGCGTCGTTTCCGGCAACACGCACCAGCGCGTACAACCGCCGCGCAGCTTCACGCCTCGCAGCGTCGGTACCCAATTGTCCGAGACGATGCAGCTGCCCGGCTGCATGAACGCCTCGTTTTCCATCTGGTTGATGCCGCGCGTCGGCGCCGGCAGGGTGGTCGGGCGCAGCGCCTGCGCGAATTGCTGATCCACCGGCTGGCGGCGGAAGGCGACATGCCTGCTCATGACGGCAACGGCCAGGGATACGCGATCCCGCGCGAGTAGGCAGATATCGGCGCACGGTCGATGATGATCGGCATCGGCTTGTTGGATCCCATGGCGATCGCCATGGCATCGGACCAGGTGCCCATGTCCTCGGCGTAGGGCGAGCCCTTGCCCTGCTTCCAGTCGAAGATCATGCCAAGCTTGAGCACGCGCTCGTCGAGCCGATAGGTGTCGGCGTCGTTCATGAACGTGTCGCCGTATCCGCCGGAATTGAGCGCAACGCTGTTCTTGTCGAGGTAGGAAAAGCTTGCGGTTACCCCGGCTCCCATGGCCGGCCAGATCAGGATCTGGTTGCCGAGCAGCGTCCACTCGCCCCAGGCGTCGTTCCACGTCATCATGCGCCGCTGCAGCCATTCGTCGGTGTCGGCGATGTAACGCATCGGCTGTATCGCCGATGTCGAACGCCAGACGCTGGTGTTCAGCAACATGCGCCGATAGTCAGCAGGCAGATTGAACGCAGTCGTGATCCCGTCGCCGGTGTAGGTCACTGACTTTTTCAGCTGGGTCCATTCGCGGGTATCGGTGGCAATGCGCTGCGCCATCTCGTTGGCGCAGGCCAGCATCTCGCGCATGGTACGGTTAGAGTTGATCCCGGGAATGACCGCGCCCGGCACGCTCACGCCGACCCGTGCGCATACCTCCTGCACCACCGTGAGCAGCGTCATCGACGCCCCCACTGCCGCGGCAAGACAGGATACTGTGCAGGTCCGCCCCATCCCTGCATGCGCGGGTCTGGCGGCATGTCGATGCCTTCCAGTGTGGCGTCGCGCAGGCGTGCCTGGTGCTCTACAGCGCGCCCCCATCCTGCTAAATCATCCTGCGGCGAACCGAGATTTCTCCCGTACGTTTCCGGAGTAAATATCCGCATCAGCGCATCAGTAATCCGGTCGCGCGCGTCCATTTCATGCCGCCTTGCTGGGCCTGGCCTCGATCGCCATTCGCGTCAGTGTCTTGCGATTGGGATTGCCTTGCGGCTCATGCCCGGTATTGACCTTGATGTACTCGCGCAGCTGGTCGCTGGTCATTTCGTCGAACTGATCGCCGGCGAGCTCGGCCGCCTTGCGCGCTGCCTCGAGATCCTGCTCGAGCGCCATGTTCTTGGCGCGCATCGCGTCGAGCTCGGCGGCCATGATGGTGTTCTTGGCGTTGTCCTTGGAGCCGGCGAGATATTCCATCGCCTGGTTCTTCTGTTCGCGGCCGCCGATACCAAGGTTTTTCAGTTCCTGGCCGTCAATCGCGGCAAGCTGTTCAACCGTGTAGATGTTCTGCGCGCGTAGCTCGGCGCGGCGCCCGGCGGTGATGAACGGGGCGTAGTCAAGCGGCGTGCCAGACTTGGTTTGTGCTGCGTGCGCGCAGAACTGCTCGTATTGACGCGGAAACCGCTGCGCGTAGGTGATTTCTGTTTGTGTTCCGGAATACGGATCGATACGCCAGTGCGAGCGGGCGTGCGCCGGATAGGTGCCGTAGTTGCGCGACCCCGGCAAACGGATGTCGCACACCTCGACGTCATCGAAGATCGGACGCCCTTCGGCTACGCTTTTCGCCTCGTTCCTTTCCGCGTGCAAGCGGAACAACACAACGAGTGAAGCGTCGGGATCGCGCGGATCGATAGCCATAGCTTCGCCTTTCTCTGCGCCGGTCTGAGCGGCTGTGGTTAGTCCAGGACCGTCGCCCTAGGCTTGTCCTAGCGGTCGGGGACGACGGTCCTGGGTATTCGAAGGCACGGTCGGGTTGGAGGACGCCATACCTTCGAAATTGCGTCAGGAACCAGGTACGCTGTCGTACATTCTCCAGTTGAACAGCGGATTGGTCATGGTGAGTTCGCCCATCCAGCCAATGAACTGAGCGATTGCGTCCTTGTCGATCGGCATCTGCCCATCGCCATCGAACAGCTTGTCGAAGTTGCGGTTAGGATGATAGCGAAGCCGGAAGCTGTCGGTATTCAGGCCAAAGGTTGTATTGGCCGGCATGTTACTTCCGATGCCGCCGTCCAGCACAATCTCGGCTCGCTTTCCGCCGCCGATGTACTCTAGCGCCGAGAACCCCAGCTTGCCCAGGCTCGTCTCGTTGGTCTGCCTTTGGATCGCGATCGTCGCGGCGTCGTATGCCGCGTAGTGCTCCGGGCTCATGATCAGCAGGTCGGCGTAGTCCCGTCCGCGTGACTGCTTGGTCATAATGTAGTTGAGCATTGGGCGAACCGTGGTCGAACTGACCTGGGTGCTGCCCGCCAGGAACGAGTGTGCGTCGTAGGTCTTGGTCTGCCAGATCGTGGCGTTCGCCCGGTCGATGCCGCCATAAACGCCGCTGTTCACCGTGATCGGCACCGCGGTTGCTAGGCCGGTGATCTGCTTGCCGCCGTTCGCCGTGCCGTCGCTGTAGATGCCGGCATCCATGGCATCCTCGAGCGCTTTCTCGGCTGCCGCCATGTAGGCGTCGAACACGTCTTCGATCTGGTTTTCACCTTCGTTGTTCAGGATCTCCTGCATCGAAAGCACGATCGGCACCACGACCATCTTCGGGTCGAAGTAGGCGTCGTTGAACAGATCGATCGCAGGGTTGAGCAACTGATCATAGCCGCTGTACCACTGCGCGACCTGCTTGCCGATCTGCAGCGTCTGGCGAATGCGCGGTCCGCTGTAGGTCTGCCACAGCCCCTTCCTTCTCATCACAGCGAGAAGGGCGTTGTTGTTCGACACCAGGTCTTGGTATCCGCTCGAGCGGTCTTCCACCGCCATGCTCAGGATCTGCTGATAGGCTGCAGCAGTTGTGACGTTCGGCACGTTATGCCTCCACGATTAACGGTTGTCAGAGCGAGCCGTTGACGCGCTTGATCGCGTTCGCAATGGCCTCGCGGCGGCCGACCGGCTTGCCGTTGCTGCGCCGCTGCGCTCCGTTCGGAGCGGTGGCGGGTGCGCCATGGATACTGCGGTCGGGGTCTGCGGTACGGGTCTGAGCCGTCGTGGAAGTGCGGGTCTGAGCCGCTGTGGCCGGTCTTAGCAGTTCGGCGCGCCGGTACGCCGTGTCGAGGTCGAAGCCAAGCTTGATCTCTTGCGTGATCAAGTCACCCAGTTCATCGATCCGTGGGTGCGTGTCGGCGTACCGGTCAATCGCACTGCGGGTATGCGTGAACTTGCGCTCATACTGCATTTCTTGGATGCCCTGCGCAAGCGTGTTCACCATCGAGTGCAAC